GTCGCATTTAGTGAGCCGTAGCGGGAACGACACGAATCCATAACACTAAACCACTTAGGCGGCAAAACCGCTCTCATGGCTTCGGTGCTAATGGAGTCGCTGGCAGAGGAAAAATCAACGGTGCAAAGCGCACCGCTATCCCGAGAACGGGACAGCGACGCAGACTTAGCAAGACGCTGATTTCTACCCTGATCAGTTAAGTCGATTCCAACCCGACGAAGGCGCGAACCGATCATGCTGCCAATGGACTTCTGGAAGAAGAGATTCACTCCAGTTTCAATGGCGATAACACGGTCGGTCTTTGCATTCTTCGGGACAGTAACAACCTTATTTCCGACTTGAAATGAGGGGAAACCCTCTAACTCCAAGTGCCGGCCCCACTGAGGATAAACTACACTCAGAAGGTCAGTTGGAAGTAAGGCATATAGATCACGCGTTATCCCAGTTTCGGACTGGAACTTTTCTTGAGGACTGGCATCTTTACGTTTAATCAACGTAGAAGCGCCAGGACCCCAGTCTGGCATGTCAAAGAACTCCTCAACTGAAAATTCGCCCAAAATCCCCTCAATTTCTGAAACGACTGCATTGTGCAGCCGTACCACTGGTCCCCTAAATAAAGGATCCAGAGAGAGATTTTTAAAGCGAGTATTCGAAAGCCCACACAAAGTCTCAAATTCTTGAAACTTTGCAAAAGCCACTTTATCCGGCTCAACGTTTAAGGATAAATCCTTATATTTTGAGAGGAGTTCAGTGGCTGCGTAGGCGGCTCGAAAGCGTACAAGATCATCGTACGCTAACGGATCGAACTCGAGATTTACTAACTGGTCATGTTCCCCTCTTTTGAAGAGGATACAGACCGTTAGCGCTCGAGGACAATCCAGAGCCTCAAGGAAGTCAATGACAGCACGATCAGAATGATCGGGCCCAACGCGGAAGTCTCGTATGCCTTTAGACATACGTCGAACATGCTTATTAAAAGACATGTGATTCTCCAGGAGTTAAAGTTCAGTGATCCTAATACGGACCATCGAACAATTCAACGGCGGCAGGGAGAGGTGACAACGTAACATCAGTTGGCACACCATCAGACGCCGTGATAGTCGTCAGGAAGAGGCTGTGGACAAGGTCAAGCAGAGCTTGACGTTCCCACCGAATACCCCTTTCCGGCAACATGAACTCCATTACACACGTGTGATCATACGCTTTCTGGGGCGCCGGCTGGATGCCGG